TTTAACAGATCTTGGTGATGCAATGATGAGATTTGTTTGTATTCCTAGTTTTGCTTCTGATGCATTTTTTAAACAAAGAGATAAATTAGAAAAATGTATGACGCTTAGAAACCCTATTGATACTTTCAGAAGATTTGAAGCATCTTTTAAGCCAGACCCTGATAAAATTTATTATATACATGCTGACTTGGCTCAAAAACATGATAAGTGTGCGGTGGCCATAGCACATGTTGATAAATGGGTAAACGTACAGGTAATAAAAGATTACGAACAGGTAGCGCCAATTGTAATTGTAGATGCAGTTGCATGGTGGGAACCAAAGGTTGAAGGCCCTGTAAATTTATCTGAAGTAAAACAATGGATAATAAATCTTCGCAGAGAAGGTTTTAATATTGGTATGGTTACATTTGATCGCTGGCAGTCTTTTGATATTCAACAAGAGCTAAAAGCAGTAGGAATGAGAACTGATACTGTTTCTGTTGCTAAAAAACATTATGAAGATTTAGCAATGATGATATATGAAGAAAGAATTGCAATGCCAATGATTCCTTTGCTTCTTGAGGAAATGAGTGAACTTAAAATAATGAATAATAATAAAGTTGACCATCCTCGTAAAAAATCAAAGGACTTGGCAGATGCCGTTTGTGGGGCGGTATTTGGAGCAATATCCCATACAAGCAGGGATCTCAACATAGAAGTTGATGTTCATACTTGGAGTTCTGCCACCCGACTTGCAGAAAAACAAAGGGCTATGGTAGAATTAGAGACTAAAGAAGTTCCTGACGATGTTAGGAATTTTTTAGATCAATATAAACTAATATAAATAAACAAGGAGAAAAATGAATTCATTAAAGAAAGTTGCTTTAGTTATGGCTGCAGCCGTAGCAAGCACATTTTTGGTTGCAATTCCTCAAGCCTCTGCAGCAGTAAGTGGTGGATATGAACTATCTGCTTCGTTGTCTGCAGGTGCTCGTGGTGTAACCGTACTATCATCAGATGCTGATAAGGCTGAGGCTGCTGTTAATGCAACTATTGCACTAACAACATCTGATACTCTTGCTTCAACAGCAGGTGATTATGTTTCGCTAGAAATTGCTGGTCCTGCTATTTTTGGTGCTTATACAGCAGCAGGTAGTGACGCAGCATCACTAGCACTTACCGATCTAGGTAAGATTTTTACATTTACCGCAGCAACTTCAACTGCTGTAAATTTGCCTTCACCAGTATTGGTTAACGTTACTGGAGCAGGTACAGTTACAATTACACAAAAGAAAAAGGTTGGATCAACCATTTCTGTAATTGATATCAAAACAATTTATGCAGGTACAACTACTAAGACAAATGTATTTTCTGTAGCAGACTCATTAGGTCGTGTTCAAGATACATCTTCTGCAGGTACATTAACATCTTCTGCTGATGTTGCTAATTCAACAACAGTAGTAAATGAAGGAACTGCCTATGTAAATGTTTTGGCACGAGATGGTTGGGCACAAACAATGGCTACAAGCGGAGTATTGCAGGCAACTGCAACAAACGGTGCAATTGTAGCATTTGATGCTGCTCCATCTACAGAAGTTTCATTTGCTGCTAAGACAGGTACTGGTGGAGTATTGCATATCAAGCAGGGTACTGCTAATGCAAACAAGCCAGTAACTACAACAATTACAGTTTCATTTAACGGAGTTAACTTCGTAAATAAGACAATTACATTTACAGGTCGTGCAGAGTCTATCGTAGTCTCTGGTGTTGATATTGCACAATCTGGCGGAGCACGTACAGGAACCTATGACTTTGTAGTTAAGGATTCTGCTGGAAATCAATTGGCTGGAATTACTCCAACTGCTGATACCACAAAGTATACTTCTCAAGTTACTGCTGTTTCTGTAGGTGGTGCTTCATCAGCAACTGCAGTACAGACTGGTGGATGGACATGTGCTTCAACTTCAGGATCAGCAACAGTTCGTATTGCACATACTCGTGCAGATGCTACAACAATCTATTCAAATGATTTCGTAGCAGCCTGCGCTGGTGGTGTAAATAAATACACTGCAGTTCTTGATAAGAAGGACTATAAGCCAGGTGAAATTGCAACACTAACAATCTCAGCAACAGATGCAAATGGTGCTAAGGTTCACGGTGCAGCAACTCTTGGTGCTGGCGTAGCAGTATCTGGTGGTCAACTTACACCTATTACTGCTCCAACATCTGCAGACGTATTTGATGTTGCAGGTACACGAACAATTAAGTTCACAGTTGGAAATACAACTGGTTCATTTAACTTAATTGTTGATCTTCCTGCATATGTTGCTACTGATTCTGCAAAGACAGTTGCATATACAATTGCTGATGGTGCAGTATCTAATGCTGAAGTTCTAAAAGCAATCGTTGCTCTTATTGCACAAATTAATAAACAAATTGCTAAAATGCAAAAGCTTATTACTAAAAGCAAAAAGAAGTAAAAGTAGTAAATAAACTAGAGAGCCAATTAATTTTGGCTCTCTTTTTTATATAAAATGATATAATTATCTTGTTAGTGATGTGGGCTAACAGGAGAATAAAATTAAACAAATACTAATCAGACTGGGATTAGTGGGGCTTTTATCGTCAATATTTTTAACATTTATACCGTCGCCTTCATACGCAACAGATTTAGAACAAGCAGTGGTGGTAGCCCTAGGGACTGCCAATACTGAAGTAACACAGTCAGAAACAGCATCAGCAGCAGTTGCCCCACTTGTTACTATAGCAACACAAGAAGCTAATCAAGCAATACAAGCAGCCAGTTCATTATCAAATCAAGTTACAAATGCAACTTCGGCGGTAGGTGAAGTAGATGCTGCAATTATTACTGTAACCAACGCAACTGGTATAGATCAGAGTTCTTTAACAATCATAGAAGCAAAAGATACAGTAGTTGATGCTCAAACTGCTATTAATGCTATTTCTACCATTATTGCCCAATCAGAACTTGCTGAAGCAACAACTGCAAGAACAAATGTTACTACAGCGATGACCACAGCAGCCACACAGTTCTCAGAGGCAAATCAATCAATATCTAATGCTCAAGATGCTATTAATAATTTACAAGCAACAATTGCAACTGTAAGAGATGTGCTTCAAGGGGTAGACGATGCTGGTATTCAAATGATTCTTCCATTTAGTATGCAAATGGGAAATACAATATATAATGCTATTTATGTAGGATCAAATGCTACTTTAACATTTGGTGTAAATGAAGGAGCAAATTTTTATTCTACTCCAAATGCTCCATCAGTTTCAGTAGGTGGTTTAGACTGGACAACTTGGAGTTATGGAACTGGTATTACTTATGCTACAACTGCTGGAACTTTAGATATCGCATGGGATGTTCGTGTATTTCCAACAACAGATGCATCAATCCAACTAACACAATTAAGGTTTAATGCAGACATAAATCCTAATACTGGGGCATGGACTGCAACTGTATCTGGTATAGGTCCTCATGTTGATAATGCTAGATGGAACTACCGTGAATCAACTGGTGGTACCGTAATATCAATAATAGATACTGATACAGACGGAGCTAATGAATTTCAAGGTTCTTTGAGTCAAGGAAACTATACAGCTCCTACTAATTTACCAGATAACTCTGGAATACAGGCAGTTGTTGACTCAGCAAATGCCCAGCTTGCTGCCCTTAATCAAAGAATATCAGCGGTAGTGGTAATTAATTCACAAAATCAACAATTAGTAAATGCAATACCATCTACTACATCTGTTCAAACAGCTATTAACAATACAAATATATCAAAGACAAACCTTCAAAATTCTTTAAATCAAAAATCTACTACATTAACTAATGCTATTAATACATATATTCCTACACCTGCACCTATATTGTCTACCCCAGTTGTTAACGGTAGTACTGTTACATTATCAGCATCATTACCAGAAGGGTATACTGCAAATACTTGGTTTTATCAAGTAATAGCAGATGATCCAAATGCAGAAAATCCTTATGCTGGTGGAACATATAATACAGATGGTGCTCCAGAATCTATTCAATTAACTGGTTTAACAGAAGGTGCTACTTATATTATTAGAATTGCCAACTGGTCTGGCCCTGTAAGTCAATATACTGAAACAACTGTGTCAATACCAAGCACACAAAGTTCAAACTTAATTGGTGGAGGATCAATTAATATTGAATTACCCGAACAAAATCCACCAACTGATCCCAATCCTGTTGAACCAGATCCAGTAGAACCTCCAGTTGATCCAGAACCACAGGATCCAACTGATCCTTCTGGCGAAACACCTTCTGAAGGTGGTGAATCTCCAGGTACGGATACACCTGGATCTGATGAACCTTCATCCAACGACGGACAAGATAATAATCCTGAAGAAAATCAGAATACAGATAACTCACAAGATAATGATACCTTATCAGTAGAAGAAATACAAGAGGCAGTTGGAGAGTTGATTCAGGATGGAAATATAACTGCTGCAGATGCAGAGACAATTATTGATGCATTATCTGCAGATGGAGAAATTACAACTGATGAAGTAGTAAATTTATCAGAGGTTTTATCTGAAGACGGAGTTTTGACATTAGCAGAAAAAGATTTAGTTGCAGATGCTTTAGTTAAATCTGCAGATGGTGCTCCAGTTGAAGCATCAGACATAACAGCAGCGGGACTTGAATATCGTGATCTTCCACCACTAATTCCAGTAGAAGTTAGAGAAGATGCTAATGGTAACCCTGTAGTTATTACAGCAGAGGTTGCATCTGCATTGCTTACACTTGAAGATCCTGCAGCATTTATTGGCGGTATCGCAACATGCATTAACCCTGATGAAGAATTAGAAGGATTAACAGAAGAAGAAAAATGTGAGATACTTAAGGCACTAGCTAACATTGGTGCAGATATGTCTCCACAAGAAAGACAAAAGGCTAAAGAAGTCCTAGTAGCAGCAGTGTTAGTTGGACAAGTAATAGTCGGTAGTGCACTGATAAGGAGAAACTAATGGAATGGTTGAAAAAAAGAGTTCTAGCAATTCTTAGTGAGAATTTTACATTTCTTGGCTTCTTTGTAGCTTGGGTGGTTTTAGAGGGTAGCGCAAAGACTGTAGTAGGATATGTAACGCTAGCTTCAATAGCCCTATGGTTTTTAACTATTGGCATTCGTGAGGAAAAC